CGAAATTAGTAGAGGAGGTCCTGTTAGATAGGACAACTCAAAATCTGAAGTTGCTGCTCTATAGATTTCCATCTTTGACAAGTTTCCCTGTGGTACAATCATTGATTGAGTATCTGGAAGAGTAAAATCAGCTACTGATTTCGAGGGTTGATATTGCAATTGGGGGGAAATTGAATAACAATATGATGAGGAAAAGAAGGGTACAGAAATTTCTCCAAATCCTTCTACGCTAGTATTAATAGCTTGTTGCATCAAGTTAGAAGACATAAAAGTATCAACTGTTGAAAGAGGAATAGTGGAAAGTTCTGCCAGGTTAAAACCCTGTGTTGAAATTTGGTTCACGTCATTACCAGGATCAACCATTGCAACAAAAGGAGCACCAGTTGAGACTAATCTCAAATTGATACCACCTCTTGCAAATGCATAAGCTGAAGCTAGATATGACAAGTTGTCAAAACCTTGGTAAATTACATTATTAGAAACATCTTTCTTTGCTATACCTATTGCATGCGTCATAATGTGAATTGGAAGGGGTTGAGTAACGTCGACTACACCGAATAGAGTCGATCTATTTAAGAGTTGACTCACATTTGATATAGATTGACCCAGACACAAACTATCAATTTGTTTACATTGCAATGGACGCGTGTAGTCAGTGTCTTGATAACCATTCCGAATTGAATCTTGCTCAGCACCAGATTGGAAAGACCATTGCGATGCTGTATTCGTAAATTTAATTTGGAAAATAACTCCTGTATTGACTGGAAATTCTGCTGGAGTTGGAGCTGTAAATACTATCGATGGTCTTGCAGAACCGGCATAACTAAAATCAACAGTCCTCTCTGTTGTAGAAGAATTAAGTACTAAATTACCTGTCAGATCACCAGTGATATTAATAGTTGCAAAAGCTAATCCAGAACTAGGAATAATTACTAAACTAACCTGCTGTGGTCCGTAATAATCTGAAGTTATAGTTTTAGGTGTTAATGAAACATTAGAAATATAATTTGAAAAAATTTTAGTAGGACCCGGATTAGACTCGACTCCTTCTCTAGTCAAGTCTCTTTGGAAATCGGCTTCTCTTTTCCTAATAGAAAGTAGATTTCCTGGCAATGCTCGAAGCTCTAAATGGTGACCAGGACCATCGTGATCAGGTGTAGCAGTGTTCAAATAGTGATCAATACGTCTAAGAATATCTGGTAATTTCATAGTCAACATGGAA